CAATGAGCCGATTATGACCCTCATTGACGAGCCTGAGGAAGCCGAGGGAAACTTGGATTGGACGGCAAGTTGGTAAGTGGCTCGCTGTCTGCCCCTGAGGGGAGTGAGCCTAAAAACTCGCTCCCCTCTTTCACTTACACGCAAAAGTTCAAGGAGTTGTTTCCTTACTACTTAGCACTCGGTATGTCACCTGACGAATATTGGAGAGGTGACCCTGAATTAGCGAGAGATTATCGGAAAGCGGAGGAAATCCGCAACGAAAAGAGAAATCAAGAGTTGTGGCTACAAGGAATGTATTTCTATGAAGCCCTGTGTGATGCTTCTCCGATTTTCCACGATTTTGCGAAAAAGGGTACGAAACCTGCTCCTTATCCCTCACATCCTTACTCTTTGACCGCTAAGCAAATCGAGGAGGAAAAGGTTGAGAATGAGCGTAAGGTGAGCGAAAAGGGCAAGAAATTGATGGAAGCATTGATGGCGGCCACTAACGCTAAGTTCAAGGAGAAAACTCAGGAATAAGAAACAAGGAGGTGAGTGCAATGTCCACTACAATCGAGTCTTTGGAATTAGAGGTACTACAAAACTCGCAGAGTGCGGTGAGCGGTTTGGATGCCCTTACTGATACTCTTGAAAAATTGAAAAAGGCTACGAGTGGCGGTGTTGGTCTAACTTCGGTAACGAAACAGGTTAAGGCACTTGGTGATGCGGCTAAGGGAGTTGACTCCGGCTCTGTGAACAATTTGAATGGTCTGACAAAGGCAATTCAAACCCTGTCTAACTTGGGCGGTGTCAAATTATCCTCTACCATAGCGACACAAATTTCCGCTATCGGTACATCCGCTAAGGCTCTTAATGGTGTGAGTTTTGCACCTATCTCTGACCTTGCAAATTCCTTACAGCCCCTTAGTGCTATCGGAAAGATAAATCTTGGCTCGACTGTAAATCAGTTGAACAGAATACCTGAGGTAGCATCAAAACTACAGTCGGCTGATATGAGTGGATTTGCTTCTAAAATCAGGGAGTTAGTCACGGCATTACAGCCTTTATCTGAGATGCCGAAACAGACAATATCCTCCACTCTTACTCAGATTAAGAAAATCCCTGAAATCTTTGCAGGATTGCAGTCCGTTGATATGGGTGCGTTCTCTACAAAGATTAAGGAGTTGGCTACGGCACTCAAGCCGTTGGCTGACGAAATGAACAAGGTTGCCGCAGGATTTTCCGCTTTCCCTGCGAAAATTCAAAAACTGCTTAACAGCACGAATGGTCTTGCGGCGGCGAACAACAAAGCATCCGGCTCTTACATCAATCTCTACGCTAAGTTGAAAATGGCAATATCTGCTGTTAAAACCGTGGCTACGAAAATCGCTTCGTGCATTACAGAAATGAACGATTACATAGAGAATGTAAATCTCTTTACAGCATCTATGGGTCAGTATGCAGGGGCCGCACAGGAATACGCAGAACAAGTCGGTGAGTTGATGGGTATTGACCCCGGTGAGTGGATGCGTAATCAAGGTGTGTTTATGACACTTGCGACAGGCTTTGGTGTTGCGAGTGACAGAGCGTATCTGATGAGTAAAAACCTAACTCAGTTGGGTTACGACCTCTCCTCGTTCTTTAATATCAGTTACGAGGATGCAATGCAGAAATTGCAGTCCGGCTTGTCAGGCGAACTTGAGCCGCTCCGTAGGCTTGGTTATGACTTATCTCAGGCTAAGTTACAGGCTGTAGCCCTAAGTCTTGGAATTGATAAAACAATCTCAAGTATGACACAGGCTGAAAAGGCTCAGTTGCGTTACTACGCTATTATGACACAGGTAACTACGGCACAGGGTGATATGGCTCGTACATTGAACGCTCCTGCCAATCAGTTACGAATTTTCAAAGCACAGGTTACACAGGCGGCTCGTGCTGTCGGCTCTATCTTTATTCCTGCTCTTAACGCTATCCTGCCTTACGCTATCGCAGGTGCTAAGGTAATTCGCTACCTCGCAGGTGCTATCGCAAGTCTGTTCGGATTTGAGATGCCTGAGGTCGATTACTCCGGCATTGATACTGTGGTAGGCGGTGCAGAGGATGCTACAGGAGCGTTGGATGATGCGGCTGACTCAGCAAAGAAATTGAAATCCTATATGCTCGGATTTGATGAACTCAATGTCATCAATCCTAATGAGGGTGGCTCGGCTATCGAGGATGCTCTCGGCGGTGGAGAGTTTGATTTTGAGTTGCCTACTTACGATTTCATCACGGATGCTACAGAGAGTCGTGTAAATCAGATTGTCGAGGATATGAAAGAATGGCTCGGCATCACAGGCGAGATTAACTCTTGGTCTGACCTTATGAATACACGTTTCGGCAATATTCTCACCACAGTCGGTCTGATAGGTGCAGGTATCGCCGCTTGGAAAGTCACTAAGGCATTTATTGATGCAATCGTTACGCTCAAGGCTCTTTTGGCGAGTCCGTCCTATGCAATTTCTATCGGTGTAATTCTCACGTTGACAGGATTTACGATAGAGTTCTCCGGCTTAAAGGATGCCGTACAAAACGGACTTGAGGGCTTTAACTTTGCGGAAATCGTGTCAGGCGGTATCATCGGTACAGGTGGTACAGCACTACTCGGCTCAAAGTTGGCGGCTTGGATAAGCACCACCTTTGCAGGTAGTAAGGTTGCAGGAGCGTTAGCAACGGCGGCCACAAACTTGGGAGTAGGTACGGCAGGTGCCGCAGGTGCCGCTATCGGTGCAGGTGCAGGTGGTATTATCGCAGGTATTCCTGCTATGATTGTCGGCATTTATGATGCTATCGTAGATGGCTTAGATTGGATGAACGGATTGCTCGTGGGTGCAGGTGCTACTGCGGCAGGTGCAGGTATCGGTGCTATCATCGGTGCTTGTGGCGGCCCTATCGGTGCAGGTATCGGAGCGTTGATTGGTTTGGCAGTCGGCTTAGTCACAGACGGCATCATCTTGATTGTTCAGCAATGGGATGTAATTTCCAAATTCTTTACAGAAACAATCCCCGGATGGTGGGATAGCCTTTGTAAATGGGTTAAGAACATTCCTAAGAATATCAAGAAATGGTTTCAAAATCTGTCTAAGGACATCGACAAGTGGTTTGATGACCTATGGCAACCGATAAAGGACTACGATTGGTCAGGACTCGGATATGACATCGGACAATGGTTTGGTAATGCTTGGGTTACGGCGGTTGACTTTATCACCGTGAAAGTGCCTGAGTGGTTTAAGAGCGTATGGGAAACAATCACCTCTGCGTTCAAAACATTCTTTACCGAAACCCTACCGACATTTTTCCTTGAAACCTTACCTAATTGTGTTCAGAAAATCGCTAACTTTTTCAAGGAATTGCCCGGAAAGATTTGGGAAGCAATCAAGAGTGCGTGGAGTACCCTCGTTGACATCGGTAAGTCTATTATTGATGGTATTTGGGAGGGCTTACAAACTGTATGGACTGCTATCACAGATTTTATCGGCGGTTTCGTTCAGGGCTTTAAGGATGCACTCGGTATTCACTCTCCGTCCACCGTGTTTGCTGAGATAGGCGGTTTCCTCATCGAGGGTCTGTTCGGCGGTATGCTTGAGTGGCTCGGTACAATCGGTGATTGGTGTAAGACCCACATCGTAGAGCCGTTCAACAAGGCAATGGATGGTGTGTTGACTTTCACAGTCAATGTCATCAACGATGCTAAACAATGGTGGAGCAACGTCAAGTCTTGGTGGGCTGAAAAAGCGGCGGCAGGTCTTGATGCGGCGGTCAAACTCGTTAAGAGCGGTTGGACATCGCTCACAACGTGGATTGGTAACGCAGTCGATGTTAGTATTTCGCTACTCAGAAAGGGTTGGAGTACAATCAGTTCTTGGGTCGGCACAGCAGTTGATGTTAGCATCTCGCTTGTTAAAAAAGCGTGGTCGAGCATCTCCTCTTTCGTAGGTACGGCTGTATCGGTTAGCATCTCGCTACTTAAAAACGCTTGGACTACGATTACTGCTTTTGTAGGCAATGCCGTGAGCGTTGCAGTCAGCATCTTTAAGAGCGGATGGTCAACGATTTCTAACTTTGTCGGTACGGCTGTTTCGGCGGCTGTGTCGCTGACAAAGAAAGGTTGGTCGAGCATCTCCTCTTTCGTAGGTACGGCTGTATCGGTTAGCATCTCGCTTATTAAGAGTGGATGGACGAGCGTGACGAGTTGGCTCGGTAGCCTTACCGCTTCGCTGAAAATCACTTTACCGAGAATTAGGGTTAAATGGAGTAGCGTAGAGGTACTCGGTGCAACGGTGAAATATCCCTCAGGTTTTGAGTGCTACGCTAAGGGCGGTTTCCCTGATTTCGGTCAGATGTTTATCGCAAGAGAGGCAGGACCGGAGTTAGTCGGTAACATCGGAAGCAGAAACGCTGTCGTAAACAATGACCAAATCGTTGAGTCTGTTTCGGCAGGTGTATATCAGGCAGTTCTCGCCGCACTCGGTGGCAATGGTGATGACGATGGTAGCGATACCAAAATCATTATCAACCTCGATGGTGAGAAAATCTACGAAAATCAGCAGAAAATTGCTCGTAATCGTGGTTATAACTTGGGAATGGGGGTGTTTAGTTTTGGCTAATGGATTTATCTACATCAACGATATGGCTTTTCCTTATCCTGACAAGGATAGCGGATTGCAGACTGTTGCTACGCTCGTCAATAGTGCGAGAACGGCAGACGGAGTGATGCGTGGTGAAAAGATAGGTCGTGACCAATCTAAAATCGAACTTATGTGGAATGTTCTCACTCCTGAGAAATGGAGTCAGATGCTCCAACAGTTTGAGGATTTCACCTTTACCATTCGGTACATTGATATGGTTACAAACGATTGGGTGACTCGCAGATTTTATGTGGGTGACCGCTCGGCAAAGCCATTCCTCATTGACCCGGAAACCAACCGACCTAAGTATTATGTGCAATGCAAAGCGAATGTTGTGGATGTCGGAGAGTGAGGTGAGCAATTATGAAAGTCGTGTCTAACAAGTACAAAGAAACGATGGGAATGGTTGTTCGCCCTACCTCCCAATTTCAGGCAAGGCTTGAGATGATTGACCGTAGTGTCGAGGGCGATGCTATGGTCAACACCTCACCGAAAGCCCCTTTTGCTACAAGCATTTTCGATAAGGTACACGAGTGTGACTATCTCACTTTTGAGCCTAACTGTTTTAGAGTTGGTGGCGATGCCCTCATCGCCCCTGACTCGACCTATTTGAGAAACGGATATGTCAGTTCGGCTATGACCGATGAAAACGGCAATTTCACGGAGATACCTACCCTTGAGTTTGATTTCGTCAAGACTAAGGATTTCGTTGGTATGACCTATGAGTTCGCCACGGCATATCCCACTCAGATTAGGGTGTCCTACTACTATGAGGGTACTCTAAAAGGTCAGTTCATATCTACTCCCAATGGCTTGGAGTTCATAGACGAGGATAACCACATCCCGGACTGCGACAGCGTTAGGTTTGAGTTCCTCTCGATGTCTGAGCCGTTTAGGAGATTGCGTATTTCAAAGATGGTATTTGGTCTTGAGAAAATCTTTAACACAGGTGACATTCTCTCTACAGACCATACCGCAAGTGTTGACCCTATCTCATCGAGTTTGCCGTATGAAAAACTCACGATGAAAGTGACGAACTACGATAAGGACTACAATCCTGATAACCCTCACGGAATGTGGGAGTATTTCGTCAACGGACAGCCGTTGAGAGTTCGATATGGTACGACAGTCGATGGTAAGACAGAATGGGTCGATGCGGCTTACCTCTACATCTCGGATGCTCCCACGGTCGATGGTAAGACTGCTACCTTTGAAGCGACTGATGCGATTTCGTTCCTTACCAATACTTATTATAAAGGATTGTGGAGGAGCGAGGGTATTTCGCTTTATGATTTGGCAGTCGATGTCCTCCACGATGCAGGAATTACCTCGTACAGCATCCCCACATACCTACAGAATGTAATCACCTATGCTCCGATGCCGATTACCACGCATAAAGAGTGTTTGCAGTTGATTGCCAATGCAGGTCGATGTGTTCTTTACACAGGGGTGGATGGAGAGATTACGATGAGGTTACAGTTAAATGCCGATGTGTCTATCACGGATAACGGACACTTTGGGTGGAGTTCTCTTAACGGCATCTACAACGGCGGCTCTAAGGTCGATTACATCACTTTTGAGCCGAACAAGTGGAGAGTCGGCACGAAAAACCTCAACATTGCTCCTGAGAATAGCGAGGAATACCTACCTACAGGCTTTATCAGCGAGGAGCAATCGGATGGTAAGGGTAAGTTCTCAAACCCTCCGAAAATCTTTGTTGCGTACTCGTTACCTGTTTCCTCTTATCAGTTCTCGATAGGATTTGACAGCGTGAACGAAACCTGTGCATCGGATTTCAACCTCATATTCACCAATGGTGAGGAGGTTGTCAAGCGAATTGAGATTAGAGGTAACTCTGAGGTGATGTTCACGTTGAACGAGGAGGTAATTGATTACACCCTTATCACCATCGAAATTCTCTCTACGGACAGACCTTACCACAGGGTGAGAGTCGAGTCTGTGAACGAGGGTAAGGTTACCGATTTCTACCTTGATTTCTCCACGGCTATGCAACCGCCGCAGGTGAAAAAGGCAGAGGAACTCAAGCAGGTTGATGTTACTGTACACTCCTATCACATTGCGAATATACCTGCCGAAATCTACAAGGCTACGGAGGTAGAAATCAATGGTGAAAAAGAGATACAGGTCAATTACGAGATGGCTACCGATGTGGTGGCTACTGTAGAGCGAGGAGAACTTATCTCGGCGGTATATTACGCTGAAACGGCTTTCCTTGTAATCAGAGCCGAAACCACCGTGGACATCGCTGTCAATGGTAAGACATTGATTGATAAGCAGTCGGTCATTACAACCTCGGTCAATAAGAATGGTGAGCCTTGTCCTCTCGACAATCCTCTTGTAACGGATGTGGTGTGGGCGAAAGACCTCGGTGAGTGGGTCGCAAACTACTTAAAGTGTCGTAATAGTTACGAAACATCTTTTAGACAGGATTTCAGACTCGACATCAACGATATTATCTATATCCAATCTGATTTTGAGGAGAACATTCCTGCTCGTATCACTAAGTTACAATACAAACTCCCCGGTCAGCAGGGAGCAATAAGCGTAAGGAGGATGACTTGATGGCTTGGACAACACCTAAAACGGATTGGGTTGATGGTGACTATTTCAACCTCAATCCTGACTACAACAGAATAAAAGGTAACATCGAATACCTCATTGAACTCAGCAAGACGATGTACTCTGAGTATGCGGCCCCTGAGATGGAGTCGGCAGACATTGCAGGTTATCCTAAGGTAGCGTTTTTCAACAACGTGGTCAATGCAACAAAGGCTATTTTGAATAACTGCTACTCTCCGTCCGGCTCTAAGTCTATGAGAATTTACTCAAGCAACGGAGTGGGATGGTCGGCGGCAGAACTTAACGCTATCGAAAATAACCACCTGCTCCTGTACAAAGCCTTTATGGGTCAAAAAGAGGGTATTCGCAGATTACAATTCAAGTTAGGAGGTAACAGATTTGGCAGTTAAACATTATGTGGATGAAATTCCACCTGCGAGTGGTAGAACATATCGCATTGAGGTCAATGGCGATAACTCAAAGATTGTTGACACCACGCAGTATCAGCAAAACGGCACAGGTTTCGGTGCAAACGATGTGAACTGTGCTTGTGTTCTTGAGTGTAATTACTCAAAGAGCGGCACCGTACACAGACTCACTACGGAGAATACCGCAAGTGAAAACATTAAGTTCTTTGCTACGGCGGCTTACAGCAGAGGTGATACATTCACCTTTAACGGAACGGCTGTCACGGCACAGACAACGGACGGACAGGCACTTGATACGAATTTCTTTAAGGCTAACACGGTCGTGGATTGCTTTAAGAGAGGAAATGTCTTGTACTTTGCGAGTTCAAGTAAGTCTATCGTGGATGATGCGACAGGAACAGCGTATCATCTTGGTATAGAAAACGGAATTATGTATATCGAGGAGGACTAAACGATGTCAAAAGTAATGTTTCCAAATTCAGCACAGTTTGACGAGATGAATGTAAATCTCGCAAAGATTGCTAAGGCTGTGGGTGGTCAGGTAGATGTTTCTACTTGGGCAGGAGTACAGAGAGCCGTGAGAATGGGTATCGCCCCTGATATTTTCCCCATCGGCACTCAGTTGCTCGTAAAGCACAGCGTGTACGGCGATATGCTATACGATGTTGTCGCACACAATTATCTCAAGAGCGTTCATAATGAGGATGCTCCCACTATGACACTTATGTGTCACGATGTATTATCGACCGCATTACAGTTTGATGCCCCGGAAGCGTTCTACTACGCAGAAGCAGACCTCCCGGCAGGAACTTATAATTTTACCCTTGCTACAGCCTACTCCTCTTGGGCCGCAGGTACTTATCAGTTCACTACCACTAAGGTATTGCCTAAGGGCGGTCAGTTTACCATCAGCGGATATGCGGATGCGGCGATGACCGCAAGAAGCGTGAAAGCATTTACGAGCAGAACTACCACCACAGTCAGCGAAACTCTCACTATTACAGAGGGTAGCGGTGGTACATCTCTCGGTACTTTCGGTGAGGGTCTTAACCACTCTCAGAGAGTTTCCTATGGTAGCAATAACTACAAGGAGTCTGCTATCAGACAGATGCTCAATAGTTCTGCGGCGGCAGGTAGCGTATGGACTCCTCAGACTAAGTTCGACAGACCTCCGTCTTGGTTGACCTCTACAGCAGGTTTTGCAGGTGGCTTGGAGAATGATTTTATCGCTGTAGTAGGTGATGTGGTGCTTCCTTGTTGTGCTAACACGATTTATGAAGCCCCTGACTCTACTGTCATTAAGGGCGAGAGATATACCCTTAACGATAAATTCTATCTCGCAAGTAGAAAAGAGATTTTCGGTACTGACGATAGCGTTGCGGATGGCTCTGTTCTGTTCCCTTATTACGAGGGTGCTACGAATACAGACCGCATCAAGTATAGAAACGGCTCTGCGGCGAGTTGGTGGGTGCGTACTCCTTACGGTGGTTACGCTGACTATGTCCGTGTCGTGTACACGGGTGGTAGTCTGAGCTACGGCATCGCCTCCACTGCCTGTTACCTCGCCCCCGCTTGCACCATCGTGTAATCCCCATAATCTGCCCCGTTAGGGGCAGTACAAGAATGAAAACAAAGGAGGAAAAGGTCAATGAGTGTAAGAACAGGTGACCGTAGTGAGGGTACTCTCGGTGTTCTTAATGAGATAAGAATACTCGGAGATTATACCATCCAAATTTGCAAATCCGAAAAGGTTTTTCCAAAATCCTCTCGATGGGTAATGGCTAAGCCTATCGTAGATGAGTGTATATCTGCTCTGACCTGTGTACGCAGGGCTAATGCAGTATTCGTTCAGACCAAACTCGATTACGAATATCGTAGAAATCAGCAGGTACAGGCTCATAGCCACTTGGATGCTATGCTCTCGCTCGTTGACCTTGCCTACAATTCATTCTCGATTGAGTCTAAGCGGATAGAGTATTGGACAGGTCTTATCCTTAAAGCAGATGACAGGCTCAAGGCTTGGATGAAATCTGACAAGGAAAGATATAAAAACATAGGGTAATAACTATTTATCAGCGAGTCTGCGGCGAATTGGTGGATGCGTACTCCTAACGGTGGTAACGCTAACAATGTCCGTAACGTGAACACGGATGGTAGTCTGAACAACAACAATGCCAACAATGCCAATTACCTCGCCCCCGATTGTGAGATTGTCCGTTTCAAGTAGCCGTTTGGCAAAAGCAGTACGCTCACACAAGGAGTTGTTGTCCTATCTCCGCAAGGAGAGAATGATTTAGGTGACACAAGCACCTTACGAGGTGGTCTTTGTTATATGCACCTATGACCCCATTATTATATGGAATATTTCGATAAAGCAATCGAATTTGGTAATCTGTACAAAGGCTTAAAGAAATCCTGTCGCAACGTGCGATGGAAAGATAGCGTAGTCGGCTATGAAGCCAACGGCTTGAAAAATACATACCTGTTACGGCAGGATTTACTGAGCGGAAAGTACAAAATCAGTCCTTACCAATGCTTTACAATTTACGAGCCTAAGAAGCGTGAGATTGTAGCCACGAGAATAAGAGATAGGCAATTTCAAAAGGCTCTCTGTGACGGAGGTCTTTATGATGACATCACCGAGCATCTTATTCACGACAACGGAGCGTGTCAGACCAACAAGGGAACGGACTTTACCCTTGACAGACTGACCGCCCACCTGCGTAGATACTACAATGAACACGGAACTCAGGGTTGGGTCTTAAAGTGTGATATTAAGAAATTCTTTCCCTCCACACCTCACGAGATGGCAAAGGAAGCCATCACAAAGCGAGTGTCCGATGAAAGAGCAAGACAGGCGGTATGCAATGTCATTGACTCTTTCGGAGGAGATGTAGGTATAGGTCTTGGGAGTCAAATCAGTCAGTTGGTCGAATTGGCTGTCCTCGATGACTTAGACCATTATATAAAGGAAAGATTACATATCAAACACTACCTCAGATATATGGATGATTTCCTACTCATCCACCCTGACAAGGAGTATTTGCAGGAGTGCCTAACTAAAATTCGTGAGTTGGTTGAAGCCAAAGGTTTAGAACTGAACAAGAAAACCACGCTATATCCTCTGCGACAGGGTGTTCGGATGATGAATTGGCGGTTTGTGCTGACCGATACAGGTCGCATCCTCCGCTATATGAATAATAAGAAACTCGGTAAGCAGAGGAGGAAAATGCGTAAACTCATCCAAAAGGAAGCCAACGGCAGAGTGCCTGAGGGTACTACTTGGAATAGTTTGGAAGCGTGGAAAGCAAACGCTAAAAGGGGTACAACCTTTTACCAAAGACAAAGGATGACCCACTATTATTACGAATTAAAAGGAGGAGTACACAATGAGTATTCAGCAGAACAACACCGAGAAAAGACTTGCTCGACTTGAAGCAGTCAGCAACCAAATCAAGAGTGAGATGGACGATGTGCTTGAAAACGCATATCGCATCGCCTGTGAGGAGCAGGATGAGGAGAGGGCCGCAGAGTTGGCTCGTAAACTCCGTAACAAACTGCTCTACGAGTCCGATAAGCATTTCACTCTTGACAGTATGCTCCCGGAAGCACCTACAGGTATTTCGTTCAGCGATTGGTTACATTGGCTCAAGAAGTTGGCGGCAGTCGCTTCTAACGCTTGGGCTAAGTATCGTCAAGCCCTCAGAGATTTGCCGGAGCAGGAGGGATTTCCGTTCAACGTGGTCTTTCCGAAATCACCTGACCATAAGGAGGATGACGAGATATGACACTCACATCACTAACCGCTCTCATTGCAGAGATTGGAATTTTAGTCGGTGTGATTGTTCCTGTCATCGTCAGCATCCGAAAAATATCGGACGGCACAAGATGTCAGTTGCGTAGTGAGATGTTACGCATCTACTATCACAATCACGACAAAGAAACAATCCGACAATATGAATATGAGAACTTTGTAATGCTCTATGAAGCATACAAAGCCCTCAAAGGTAACTCGTTCATTGATAAAATTTATTCTGAGGTAAAAACTTGGGATATTATTACTTAGGAGGTAATATTATGGCATTTTCTAACAGTCCGTTAGCCACGGTAAAGGTACTGAGTCCTAACCACTCAGGTCAGAGAACACACGAGATTGATACCATCACAATCCATTGCGTAGTAGGTCAATGTACTGCTCAGAGAATTGGTGAGATTTTTCTCCCTACCTCTCGACAGGCATCCTCTAATTACGGCATTGGCTACGATGGTGAGATTGGTCTTTATGTAGAGGAGAAAAACCGCTCTTGGTGTACATCCTCCAAATCCAACGACCAACGTGCAATCACTATCGAGGTGGCATCTGATACCACAGAGCCGTATGCAGTAACCGACAAGGCTTATGCGGCCCTCATTGACCTCGTGACCGACATCTGCAAGAGAAACAACATCAAAAAGTTGCTTTGGAAAGCAGATAAATCCCTCATCGGTCAGGTGGACAAGCAGAATATGACAGTTCATCGTTGGTTTGCCAACAAGTCCTGTCCGGGCAAATATCTTTACGACAGACACCCTCAGATTGCCGAGGAGGTAAACAAGAGGTTGGGTCAGTCTGATAAGGAGGTGAAAATCTTGTACAGAGTGCAGATTGGTGCTTACAGCAAAAAGGAAAATGCTGAGAATATGCTCAAAAAGGCTAAGGCCGCAGGTTTCACGGATGCGTTCATCGCTACTACTGAAACTCCTGTAGAGCCTAAACCTGAGGTAGTTCCTGAGGTCGAAACCATTAAGGTGGGCGATAAGGTCAAGATGGCTAAGAACGCTCCTGTCTATGGTAAGACCACTAAGTTCTCCTCTTGGGTTTACGACACTCTCCTCTATGTGAGAGAAATCAAAGGCTCTCGTGTGGTCATTTCCACTCAGGCAACAGGTGCTGTAACAGGTGCTGTTGATATTAAATATCTTACAAAGGTATAAGGAGGTATTGTTATGAACAATAACATCATCAAGAAACTCACAAGCCGTAAGTTCATCATTGCGGCAATCACAGCCATCGCAGGTATCATCACTCTCTTTGTTGGCGATAATGAGGTGGTACAGGTCATCGCAGGTGCCGCTATGACCATCATCCCCACGGTCGTGTACTGCCTTATGGAGGGCATCGTAGATGCTAAGAGCGTTAAGGTTATCACGGAAGCGACAGCCGATGCCGCCGAAAAGTTGGGTGCTGATGAAAAGACTGTCAATATGATTGAGCAGGTCGGAGCAGTCGGTGAGGTACTTACTGAGGACGATACTACTGAGTAAAACGAAATACCGGGTAGGGGGATTTACCCTCTACCCGG